GCGACCCAATGGTTGTGTTCATAATTTGAGCAACGGTCTTTTGAATCGCCAATTGTTACCAGTTATTGGTGACGCGGAAATACGACAACGAGTTTGGAATGAGGCCATGCTAATATTGGCCGATGCATTGATTTTGCCCCAACTCAGTTCAGAACATGTGAAAGAAGCTTTCTATCGCTTCATTACTAGAGGACGTTATTCGTTAGCTAGGCAGAGGCAGTTGATAGATGCATTAGATAGGTTGCATCATGGAGTGATGCCACAGTTTAGGATTCGAGCCTTTACTAAGACGGATGAGATTTTAATGGCCAAAGTCACCAAGGTACCAAGAGTGATTTCACCACCTGGTGACGAATATTTAGTAGCCACAGCTCCTTTATATAGTCAATGGCAAAAACTCAGCACCGAAACTTTATGGCCTAATGCGTATATTGCTGCACAACAACGTTTCATTTATACGGGTTGTATGACCCCTGATCAATCGGGCGAGTTGGTTTCGCTGATGGAGCAGAAGGGTTATTGGGTATGCGAAGGAGATTTTTCGCGTTATGATGGACATACTGAGAAAGAAGCAATCCTGGCTGAGGTGCGCTTCTATACTCAATATTTACCCCCCGACGTTGTATACTTTCTCTCCTTACAGGTTAAGTCTAGAGGATATTCCATTTATGGACATTCTTATGCTGTATCGGGGAAGGTCTCTTCCGGTGTAATTAACACGTCATTTGGCAATACGTTGCGAAATTTTATGATGGCAGCGCATTTTATGCATAAATATTACCCAGACATGATTTATCACATAGTCGCGTTGGGTGATGATAATATGTTGTTCACAGAAGGACCAATAGACGGTAAATTGTATACGAGGAACTGTGCGGATTTTGGACACAAGTTGGTGTGTAAAACGCGTGGACCTGCAGATTATGATTTATTGGAATATTGTTCAGGTTACTTCTGGGCAACGACTCCTAGGACCTTAGGACCAAAATTAGGCCGTGCGTTTGCCAAAAATTTTGTGGCGACGAAACGGATCACGAAACACGTGTTAGCCCATGCGCAGTCCGTGGCCCTAGGTTTAAAATATTATCGTTTTTTACCAGGACTCAGAAGAGTTCTACAATCATTGTTGGTGGGCTGTAAAGCCAAACATAAAATTAAGGTTGATAACAACCCGTACAAACTGCGATTGCGAGTTGACG